TAACCAATCTAATAACGGATGGTCTGTCGTATTCCTTCCTTTCAGTTGCAATACCTTTTCCGCTAGAAGAAACGATTTCCGCCTTCCCCTTGTACACCAACCTGAATGCTCTTTTAAGAGGAGCAATAGTAAGCGGGGTGTAATCCGCGTTCAAAACTAATACCATTGGTCCTTTCATAGTGAACTACCCACCCACGGCAGAGCCGATGGGTTGGGCTTCGGAGGTCATAGACTCACCTAATGGTAACGCCTTACTCCGTTTTTGTTTCGTGTCCGAGTTAGTTCCTAAACCAGACAATATGTTTAAACCTTGTTTTTTAATATTTATGCTTGCGTTAAAATCTCTGTCGTGTACTGTATTACAACTTGGACAAGTCCATTCCCTATCTTTTAGAGTTAAGTCTTGATTGATGTAATTACAAACATTACAAGTCTTGCTACTTGGGAAAAATCGGTCAATCTTTACAATCGTTTTGTCATTCCAATTAGCTTTATATTCAAGCATAGTGCAAAAAGTACCCAACGAAACATCCGAAAATGCTTGTGCTAACTTATGATTCTTCATCATATTTTTCACAGCCAAATCTTCAATACAAATTACATCGTGGTTTTTGATGATTTCTGTACTGACTTTGTGCAAATAGTCTTTTCTGATATTGGTTACTCTTTCGTGTACCTTTGAAAGTTTCGATTTTTGTTTTAATCTGGAATTGCTTCCTTTTACTTTTTTAGATAATTGTCTTTGTTCATATTTTAACTTCTTTAAGTTGGCTTTTAGTGTTTTTATGTTTTCATACACTTTGCCATCGGAAAGTATTGCTAAGTCCTTTATTCCTGTATCAATACCAACTTTTGAATTAGTTTTTTCAAAAGGTTGATATTTAACTTCACAAGTTATACTTACATAATAGTTTCCTGTTGTAGATTTTGATATTGTGGCAAAAAGTATTTTACCTTCTATTTCTCTATGTAAGTTTATTTCAATACCTTTTTTGAATTTAGGTATACATAACTTACCATCTTCAATACGTACAAATTGTGGAATCGTAAAACTTTGTCTATCGTACTTACTTTTAAATCTTGGAAACTTGGTCTGCTTACGAAAAAACTTATTGTAGGCGGCATCTAAATTTCTAAGTGATGATTGTAAACTTTGACTATTAATTTCTTTAAGCCAAACAAACTCTTCTTCTTTTTTAAGTTTGGTTAGGTCATTTGCATTGTCGTAATAGTTAAGTGATTTTTTTTCTTCAAGGTACGTTTCTTTTCTACTATTCAGATAGCGATTAAACACAAATCTACAAGCCCCAAAATGTTTTGAAAGCAGTTCAATCTGCTCTTTGTCTGGAGTGATTCTAAACTTGTATGACTTGTGTATTAACTTCATTATGCTATTAAATATTCTTATTTTTTACAAAGATACAATTATTTTTACAATCCGTAAAGTTTTTTGTAAATATTTCCATCGAGTTTGAGAAACATTCACAAAAAACTTTACTACCATGTCTAAAAAATCTAATTACATCAGTACAAATCGTTCAAAACATTACTTAAAGTGTCATTTAATCTTTGTTTGCAAGTATCGCAAAAAACTACTTGTCGGTCAATTAAAAGATGATATGCGTTCAATTATCACAAATATTACCTCTAATTCGGATTTTGAAATTGAGGTATTTGAGAGCGATATTGACCACATCCATTTTCTTATTCGTTACATCCCTCGTTTGTCTATTGCTCAAATTGTCCGTAGGTTAAAACAAGAATCCACTCGTCAAATATGGCAATTACATTCAGCGTCTCTCCGCAAAGAATATTGGCAACAGCAACTTTTTTGGTCTGATGGTTATTTCGTTTGTTCAATAGGTGAGGCTTCTCCTGATACTATTCGTGAGTATATTCTATCACAAGGTTAATTTCTTATCTTTGTGCCTTACATCCCATCCACGCTAAAGCGATGAATGGGTTTTACGGCACATTTTATAAAAACAAAAAACCCGAGTCGTGACTCGGGTTTCTAATCTTGTTAATATTTTAAATGATTAACTTAGACATGCGTACCCGAGTTCAGTCTGTGTAAACTGAAATAACACTGTTAGTGTCATCACGAATAATATGTTAGTTAAGTTTTTCATTTGATTTCTAGTTTTTATTCTTTTAATAAATATGATACAAAGATACTAAAGTTTTACGACTTGTCAAGTATTTTTTTAAAATTATTTTATTTTTTAGTTTTCTTTATTTTCTGTTACGGGTTCGCGTGATTTTACTTCTTCAATAATTTTCTTATATTCCTTCAAAAGGTTCTCATATGAAGCCAAATCCAAAGGTTTAAGTTTGTTAAATTGTTTCCCAATTTTTGATTCAGCCATTGTGATTTCTCCTCTTTTAATTTGGAACATTAGACTAGCAATTTTTCTCTCTAAATTTTCAATTTGTTTTTCTGGACTCATATGTTGTTATATTTTTAATAAAGTTAATGAATAATTTATGAAAAATCAAAAATATTTATTATAAACTAAAATTATGGATAAAAAATTATACGATAAAGAATACTATATTAAAAATAAAGAACGTATAAAATTACGTTATAAGAATAATAAAGATAAATTTAAAGAGTATCAAAAAATATACAGTTCAGAAAACAAAGAAAAAGTTAAAGAAAGTAATAGAATATGGTATTCAAAAAACAAAGAAAAAGTTAAAGAGAAAGTTAGGGAATATCAAAAAAAACGTAAAAATAATGACCCTATTTTTAGATTAAAATCTAATATAAGAACTATATTGAGTAATGTCATTAAGAAAAAAGGTTTTAGTAAAAAATCTAAAATTATTGATATTATTGGTTGTTCTTTCGATGATTTAATTATACATATCGAATCTAAATTCGAACCTTGGATGACTTGGGATAATTACGGAAAATATAATGGTACTGAAAAATATGGATGGGATATAGACCACATAGTACCAATTTTTATGGCAAAAACAGAAGAAGATATATTAAAACTTAATCACTATACCAACTTACAACCACTTTGTAGTCGAATAAATAGAGATATAAAAAGAAACACTTACAATAATCCCTAATATTTATAACTATATGAAACCTATTAAAGACGTAATTAAGGAAGAAATTTTGACTGAAGGATTCTTTGGGGATCTAATCAAAAAGATTTTTCAATGGAATGATGAGACCAATGAAGAAAAGGCTCAACACATTCTTGATATCACAAATGAATTAAAAAAATATGGAATCTCTTCCAATGAGATAAATTCATTATTGGATCAAATCTTAAATTCTGAAAAGAGTGAGGATTTGGATTTTGAATTACTTAAAAGAACAATTAGAAATGTTTTACTTAAAAAAGGTGATAAAAATGATAATATTGTAAAATATTTTAATAAAATCCTTAAATCATTAAGTGAAAGGGTTTCATATGAAGAAATTTTACCTGATGAGGAATACTACGAACCTGAAGAAAAGGAAACCTCAATCATCCCTAGAAGACAATTTAATAAAGAAAAGACTGCATTACAAATAGAACTTCTTAAGATGCAAGAATGGTTAAAAAAAACAGGTAATAGTGTTATTGTTGTTTTTGAAGGACGTGATACTGCAGGTAAGGGTTCTACTATTAAGAAATTTACTGAACATCTAAATCCTAGATTTTATAAAATAGTTGTTAAAGGGGTTCCTACAGCTGAAGAAAGAAAAGATTGGTTTGGTCGTTATGCAAGTGAAATTGAACCAGGTAAAATTATCTTCTTCGATAGAAGTTGGTATAATCGTGGTATTGTTGAACCTGTTATGGGTTATTCATCCCAAGAAGAATATCAACATTTTATGGCAAATGTTAAATCATTTGAAAGAGAACTTGTTTCTAAAGGTAACTATCTGATTAAATTTTGGTTATCAGTTACGAAAGAAACTCAGGCTAAAAGATTTACTGCTAGACAAACATCACCATTAGCTTATTGGAAGTTCAGTCCTAATGATGCTCAAGCTCAAGAAAAATGGGAAGATTATACAATGTATAAAAATAGAGTGTTTAAACTAACTTCTACACCTGAAGCTCCTTGGATCGTAGTAGATAGTAACGATAAACGTATATCGAGTTTAAATGCAATGAGATATGTTTTAAATCAAGTACCTTATGAAGGTAAGAATGAATCTATAGTTGGTAAACCTTATCCTGAGGTTGTCACAACAATCCGTTAAATTCTATTCATTATTCCGTAATCCCTAATTCCATAATTAGGTAAATCACCTATTGTTCTCACATTAGGTCGTCTATTAACTTGTGGACCTCTTCTACCTCTTCTTGTTCTACGAATCTTTTCAGTGAACTACCTAAAGACTAAAGATCTTTAGGCTTCGAGCTTCTTTGACTTATGCTTCCTTTGCAAGAAGTCTTATTTGAGTCTCCACTCGTGTAATCGGCAGTTCCTGCCGATGTTATTTTTAACCCTTCTTTGAGAATGTTTTTAGCAGCATTGATATCTCTATCAAGCTTATGTCCATTAGGACATGTCCATTCTCTAATAGAAAGATTTAGGTCTTGTTTAATATAACCACATATGTGGCAAGTTTTACTCGATGGATAGAATCGATTAATTTTTACGATTTGTTTATCATTCCATTCAGCTTTGTAAGATAGGAAAGTTAAAAACTTACCCCAACTTGCATCAGCAATATGTTTAGATAATCTTCGATTCTTAATCATTCCTTTTACATTTAAGTCTTCAACAGCTATTAGATCATAATTATCTACTAAAGTCTTAGATACTTTATGTAAATTATCAAGTCGTGAGTTAGAAATCTTCTCATAAAGTTTAGCTACTTTTCGTCTTTGTTTTTCGTACGAATTACTATCCTTTTGTTTATGAGAAAGATGCTTTTGAGCCTTAGCTAACTTTCTTTCATATTGTTTTGTATATTTGTTATTCTTAAATCTAACTCCATCAGAAGTAACTACAAAATCTTTTAGACCAAGATCAATTCCGCAGACTTTACCTGCCTTTGGTTTTGGGCTATAAACCTCTTCAGAAAGAATAGATATGAAATACCTTCCAGTAGAAGTTTTAGATATAGTAGATTTTCCTATTACACCTTTAATTTCTTTATGAAGATTAATTTTAATACCTTCTTTAAATTTAGGAATATATACTTTATTTCCTTCTAATCTTGTAAATTGAGGTACAGTAAAACTATTTTTACCTTTCTTTGATTTGAATTTAGGAAATCTAGTTCTTCCTTTAAAGAAACTAGTATAAGATGCATCTAGACATCTAAGTGAAAACTGAAGAGATTGACTATTTACTTCTTCTAACCAAGAAGTACTTTCTTCTTTTTTCAGTTTAGTTAAAGAAGAACATTGTTGAACATATCCGTCAGATTTCTTATTTTCTTGATATTGTTCTTTTCTTTGATTTAAAAAATAGTTAAAAACAAATCTAGTACATCCAAAATGCTTACCTAACAAGATTTTTTGGTCCTTGTTTGGGTAAATTTCAAATCTATATGTTCTAAATATTGTCTTCATCTATATATAAATAGTTACTGTTTTATAAAAAACTTCTAATTTTTGTAACTTTTAGAAAATTTTTTCACTTACATCCTATTGACTAAAGATCAATAGGTTTTACGTTCAAATTATAAATTCGTGAGGTTTCATTTTCATATTAATGAAAATAGACTCAAAAGTACCATCCATAAACCAACCTTCTTCATTTGGTAATACGGTGTAATCGTAGTTGTCGATTCCTAAATTATAATCTAAAAAAGTTATAAGACCTTGTGGGGCATCTAATGGTTGGACAGGAACCAAATCAAGTCCCATTGTTTGAGCAGCAACTCTTCTAACCATAGGTAAAACAATATTACCAAAATTAGGTTCAGGGTTATCCTGTGGTGCTCTATGACCGTGATGTATTAAAGGTTCATTTTGATTACGTATTAAATCTACCCATTGACGCATCCACCTTTCTTGTGGGTTAGTTAGATCTTGTATAATTTGTCTGTCAATTTCTTGTTGAATATTTTCAGCTAATAAAGCTGTTAATTCAGCTTCAGCATCGATGTTGTGAAATGCCTGTAAATCTTGAGCTAACTCAGGATTCCAATTCATACGTATTCTTCTAGGTTCTGCAGTAATCCTAATAGAAGAAAGTCTTAAATTAAGGGTATTCCTATTTTTGGGATCAACAAAACAAAACCCAGGAATGGATTTGATTATCATACAAATCTTTTGTTAACTATCGGCATTTGAACTCCATTGTATAGTTCATTAACCGTTATTCTACCGTAGAATTGTTCACTAACCATTCTAACCCTTGTCTAGGTTGGAATTGGGTTTCTAAATCCATCATAGGAATATAAGGAGCAAACACATAACCAGGTTCTAAATAAGTTTGGGATTTAAACCCAATAATCTCACCGGCAGTACCGTATATAATAATACGACCAGGTTTACCTGTTATGAAATCATGTTTTCTAAGATGTTTATTTATAAAACTCATAATTATAAATATCACTCAACTAGTACAGAAAGTGTACATTTAGGACACGGATAGTCAATATTATACCTTTTATCCCTTACAATTTTAGTTCCCCCACAACAATCATAATCTTTGATGTCAGTTTTCTTTGGATAAGACAGTTGTTCATATAAACATTTTAGATTTTCATCCATGATGTAGGCATATCTATGTTTTTGAGTTCTATTAATCCAAACACCTTGTCTATCTTTAGTTGGGCCTCTTGGATTAACTTTCCATTCGCCATTCTCATTGAAATGGAAGAAATCTGATTTCTTATCTGTTAAACCAAAATATTTGAAATTACAAACCTGATAAATACTACCATTATGTCGACTATCGTCAGCTAAAGTTATGACCGCTCTAATACCTTCTTTCCTTAACAATCTCAAAGAATTACCTAATAGGTAGGAGGTTGCATTAGTTCCGTTTAATTCAGGTAAAACACATAACCTACTAAGTTCTAAGACTGTTTGGTCAGAATTATCTAAACCAAACCAACCCTTTAGTGCAACATTACCTTGTGGGTTTGAGAATGTTGCCACACCCATCATTATATCACCATCCTTATGAAATAAACCGTATGCATATTTTGAAAAGAATTTAGCATCACCCAAATAATGGTGTTTCCTAATAAAATCATAGGCAAACTTTTTATCTACTAATTTTAGAATATGGTCTTTCTTTTTAAAGAAGTTATTGTGGTTATTCATGATATTTATATATACATGAAAAATCTGATAAAGAGAATATTAAGAGAAAGAGAATATTAAGAGAAAGAGAAGATGATAATCTTCAATGGGCTCAAGATGCTGTGGGTGGTGAAATCAGACCAACACGTAGTCTAATTATCAAACCAAAATCCACTACGATTAAGAACGCGATAGAAACTCATACCGAAGTTATGCATGGTGATGCTGATTCTTACGAAAAAAATACTGTTATCTATTATAGAGATGGTAAGGGTAGATGGGGAACTGATGATTGGAATGCTGAATTTAATTTTGATGACTTTGAAAGGGTTGTTACCTTTTTAAAGGGTAATTATAATATTGATTACGATAATGATGAAGAAACTGAATTTTTCAGAGATGCAGGTGTTATAGATTATGATGAATATGCTGATAACGGATTTGAAGAAGGTGGAATAAATGAAGTTTTTTAT